GAATTAGAATCATTAGTATTAGATGTTCTAGAAGAACAATTAGAAGAGGAATCATTAGTTTTTTTAGAAATATTGTCAAGATTGCATTCAAAAATTAAAGATTTATTGATATCAATTTCATTGTCAGTTATTTGTAATAAATTAGTAAAAGCATGATCAAGTTTTTGAATATCATTTAAATTAGATAAAGTAGTTTCTTTAATAGAATTAAGTTCTTCTTCAATAATTAGTCTTTTTTTATTATTTCTTGTATCAAAATTTAATTTTTCAATATGAGAATTATTAGTTAATTTAAATAATTTATTATTATTATTGTGGAAGGCATCACAATTAAATAGAAAATCAATATCTTCATCAATATTAGCTAAAAAATTAGATTTAATAGCTAAAAAGTTACCATAACAATCAATTCCATGAATAAAATTATAATCATTTAAAAGTTTACTTGTTAAAAATGTAAAAAATCCATCTATATAAGCAGTATTATTTAAATCATAAATTTTGTCTAAAGATTGATTATTATTTTCTAAGACAGGTAAAGACATTAAATTTTTAGAAAGATCATATTTATCAGAGAGATATTTAATAGGATCAATTAAAGGAGAGAATTTAATAAAGATATCTTTTTGAAAAATTTCTTGGTCAGAATTAATTAAAGAGGCAGAAAATTTGTTATAAGAATTTTGAGAGATAATAGAATTAAGGGATAAAGTATAATTAAGAATAAAGTTAGAATAATTTTGTGGAGTTAGGTTAAAAAAATTATTGTATAAAGGGAGATAATTTTGAATTTGAGTTAAATCTAATAAATTTTTATTATTTTCATTAAATAAAGTTGGATTTAAATTTTTTTTATAATTAATTTCCATTATAATGTTATTATTTAAAAATATAAATAATATTTAACTTATTTTTTCGTTTAAGTATAGAAGTTATATAACCTGCGTCTATAATTTAGTAATATTTTCTTAAAGTTAATTATGTCATCACTAGAATTAAAAAAATTTGATATGAAAACAATTAGTTTTAAACATACAGAAAATTCAGGTCCAGTTATAGTATTAATAGGTAGAAGAGATACAGGAAAGAGTTATTTAGTTAGAGATTTATTATATTATCATCAAGATATACCAATAGGTACAGTAATATCGGGAACTGAAGCAGGTAATGGATTTTATTCAGAACATGTTCCTAAATTATTTATTCATGATGAATATAATACTGCTATCATTGAAAATATATTAAAGAGACAAAGAGCAGTGCTAAAACAGATAAAAAGAGAACAGGAAATGTATAAAAGATCTAATATAGATCCAAGAGCTTTTGTTATATTAGATGATTGTTTATTTGATGCAACATGGACACGTGATAAAGTAATGAGATTATTATTTATGAATGGTCGTCATTGGAAAATAATGTTGATAATAACTATGCAATATCCATTAGGCATACCTCCAAATTTAAGAACAAATATAGATTATGTATTTATATTAAGAGAACCATATATTTCTAATAGAAAAAGAATATATGAGAATTATGCAGGAATGTTTCCAACTTTTGAATCATTTTGTCAAGTGATGGATCAATGTACAGAAAATTTTGAATGTTTAGTTATTAAAAATTGTGCAAAAACTAACAAATTAAATGAACAAATTTTTTGGTATAAAGCAGAACCACATAAAGATTTTAAATTAGGATCTAAAGAATTTTGGGAAATTTCCAAAACAATTAATTCTGATGATGAAGAAGAACAATATGATCCAAAACAAGCAGCAACAAGAAAAGGACCAAATATTAAAGTTAAAAAATCAAAATGGTAAAGAATATATTTATATATATATATGAGAAAGACAGTAAAAAGAAAAAGTTATAAAAAAAATTGGAGAAAAACATGTAAACATAAGAGAGATGGTGTTTTAGGTTGCAGAATTTGTTGTTTTAAAAATACAAAAACAAAAAAACAATTTAAAAAATGTAAAAAGTATTGTATGAAATATTAAGTTTTAATAATTTTAATTAATATATTAAAATTATCAATTTCACAAAAGGTATTTTTATCTAATGTTGTTTTAATTTTACGATTATTACCTTTTTTAGATAAATTAATTAAGGTTTCTATACTTTTTCTAGATGGAGATTTTTGTCCAATTTTATTAAAAATTTTCATAAAAATCAAAAACCAAAACGAGAAGGGATAATCAGTATAATCTTTTATATTAAATTCTATAATTTTTGCCTCATCATTGTCTTTGAAAATAACCAAATCTAAAAAGGGATTAATAATTTTTAATTGGATAAGATAATTCCAATCATCAGCTTGATTACCTATATTTAATAAATTTTCTTTAACTTGTATAGTAAATGTATCTTGAATAGCTGGTTCTATAGTTTTTCTATATTTACCTCTAACAGACCAATCGGGTGTTGTATCTTTAAAATAAGGAATATGATAGGTACTTGCAAAAGAATAAATAGAAAGTTTATGAAAATTTAACATAGGTCTAATGAAATCAATATCATTTATTTTATTTCTCTCCCGAATGACAGCAAGATCTAAATAATTTCTTCCTCTACAAATATTAGCAACTATATTTTCTATGATATCATCTTTGTGATGACCTAAAAGAATATAATTTACATTTTCTTTTTTGATAATTTCTTTATAGAATTGGAATCTTATATTTTTAGTAATAGATTCATAATCAGATCTTTTACTATCATTTCTTTTTATTTCAACAATTTCTTTGAAATATAATTTAATATTATTAAATTTACACCATTCAATAATAAAATCTTGTTCTTGTTTAGTTTCATCTCTATTATTATAATTAATATGAATAGCAATAATATCAAAATTTAAATAATTTAAAATACTAACTAATACCATTGAATCAACACCTCCAGATAAAGAGATAATAAATTTATTAGTATTTAAATTTTTACAAATATTATTAATATTTATCAATAATGGTTCATTTAAATTTATAGTTTTTTCTTTTATTTTTAATGAACAATTAGGAACAATTTGTAAAATATTTTTATAAGTATCATAATTAAAAGATGGGTTTTGAAAATAATATTTGATTAGACGTGTTGATCTCAAATAAGATAGCATTTCATTTGTTTTTAAAAATACTAATTATTTTTTTCAATTTTTAGAAAAAATTTAAAGATACCAATATTTATCTTTTCCATAGTTAGTTAATATTTTTTTATAATTTTTAATTACAAAATGAGGTGTTTTATCTTTTACTTTTTTATATAAGGATTCATAGGTATCAACTGACATAGCAGAAGTAATGATTGCTATTATATTAGGATTATTTTCATATTCTTCTAATTTTTTTTGATGAGCAATTTTAGATGTTGGGAGAGATATAATATTATATGGTTTATCTTTATAAATTAATACAACATGTGTTCCAGTAGATAATTTTTGCCAAAATTTTTCTAAATTTTTATTTTTACCCCATACAGATTCTTGATTATTAAATAAAATTTTGTTTTTATTATAAATTTTCCATCTTTTGATACCATTTTTAGATTTTATTATAATCCAAGTATTTCCATCTAATCCTTTTTTTTTTGTTCCAACAGAGAATTTAGTTGCACTTTCTTTTGGACCTTTTCTACCCCCTTTTAATTTTTTTTTGGTTAACATTATAATATAAGTATTTAAATTATTATTAATAAAAAAAAATTTAATTATTAATAATCAATTAATTAATGAATTTAGAATAGGCCTTGACCAGTAGCTAGCTCACTTCCAATAATATGAGCACAAGCTAGCATAGCAAGACGACCATTACTCAGTTCCCGATTATAACGTTCAGTAGAAACATTATCAGGATTAATATTTAGAAGATTTCCTGGTTGATAATCCTTCTTAAGAGTAAAAGCCTTACCATCTTTTCCGAATGGATTTTCGTATCCTGCAAGAAGACGACAACCTTCATAAACAAGCATTGCTCCCCAAAAGGGAGATTGCATCATCTGATCCATATTTGAAAGATAATTAATAGAAAGCATTTCTGGATTATTTAGTTCAAGAAGCGGAAGAGCTAGAGCTCCAAACATAGCAGTACGTCCATGTTGAAGTTCAGCTTCACGCCAATACTTAAGACGTTCTTCACTAACTTTAGGACCTGAGTTAAGATTTAGAGGATCAAAATATCCTACTGGAGCGAGATCTCCAAGATACTTGAAACTAGTTACAGTAGGTTTAGGAGTAGGAGCAAATCCAGTCATCATAATAGGGGACATCATCATCGCCGTAGACATTATACAATATTTTGTATTTTAATTTCTAAATCAATTTTTCAAAAATATTAAAAGATATGGAAAAAAAAATTAGTAGTTTGTATGAATATTTTCATGAGCAATATGTAGAAAATAAACCATAACTAAAATAATACTAATAAATCTTATAATATTTATTAATTTTGTATTTTT